GATACAGTGCGCGTGCCTCGCTTGTGATGGGATCGCGGAGGATCTCCATGTTGTGTTTTGCCTGCAGTGCTTTTGCCTCGTTGCGTGTCATAGTTTTCATCCTTTCCGGCCTGTCGGCCTGTCGTGTTTTCCGTTTGATGGCTCGAGTATACCGCAGATTCCGCGGTATGTCAATACCAAAACCGCGGAATCTGCGGTTTTGTATGGATGCACAAAAATTGACGTTGGGATTGTGCAGGATGCGGGGCGTTATCATCGTTCCCAGCTCCGGCGGGCTACATCCTTAACGGACGCAATGCCGGGGTACTGCTTTTGCAGGGCGGCGAAGCGGGCAAACGCTTTCGCGCGCTCCTGCCCGGTGTACTTCTCGCGGAGCTCGTCGGTCTCTGTACCGTCGGACATCCGGCGCGTGATCGTCACCCAGTAGGTAATGCGGCCCTTATAGCTCGGGTCACGTTTGAGCGTCAAAACGCGCGTGTAAGGCATCGTTTCCAGCTCTGCATACCGCTGCGCCAGTGCTACGCGATAGTCGCGCAGATCGTCAACCATGGATTCCAGGCGCTTGATCTCAGCGGCGACTTGGCCGTCTCTCCATGCGACATCGTGCGGCGTTTTCAGGGTGGGCGGCTGCTGCACGTAGATGTAGATGCGCTGCTCGGCGGTCTCCTGCTCGGAACCGTACATTTTCAACAAATCGTGATAACTCACTGTAATAACCTCCGTTTCGCTCTTGCTCATCAGCGCCGGACTTATACCGGCGGACGGAGTGCGGCCGGGGACGGCTTACGCCGTCGCCCCTAGCCGGTTGTATGCGGTGCGCTCGCGGCCGTCCGCATCAAATACCTGGCTGCCGTACTTGCTGCGGATCTCGTTCATGCTGCGCTTACCGCGGTAATGGCCGCGCGCATCCTCCGGGTGCCGCCAGTACCACATTTTCTTGCTGCTGCTCCAGCGGCATCCGGCAGCCTTTAGCGCGTCCTTATGTTGCCGCGTCTCGCCACTGATCCAGAGCCACGAGCCGCAAAGTTCGACCGTCAGCCCGGGAAGCCCGAGCAACACGCCGAGGATCTCGCGGAACTCTTCGGCGGTCTCGGTGGTCTGGTGGTACTCGTCCGCGTGGGCGTTATGCTGGCGCTTGAGCTGCTCAAACAGCGCATCGTGCTCGTTGTTGATCTCCTGCATGATCTCCGTGCTGCCGCCCATGTCGGGGTGGTATTTCAGGGCAAGACGGCGGTAAGCTGCTTTCAGTTCGTCGAGGGTGCGGATGTTGGTAAAGTATTTCATGGTGTTCTCCTTTCGTGTATGACATACTTTATAAAGTATGTACATTTTTACGGGATGCTCAAGGCTCCCGTAAAAACTTGTGAATTGCTTCTTTCGGCACGTCGGAATAACTAATTCCGGTACGCTCACACTTGGCTTTGTAGGCCGTCGCGGTGTCCTTATCAAGCACCACGGTTAATCGCGTGTAGTGCGCTGCGTTCCAGCGGTTTTTAACTTCGCTGCTGGTGGTCTTTCTCGCCGCGAGGATCATCTCCTTTCGGTGCCGTTTTCCCTTTGGCATCTTCAAGATAGCATACTTGCAAACGTATGTCAAGCCCTTTTTGCAAAAATTTTTTGCGCGGGCGCTCTCTCACTCTATGCTTTCCTTTTCTTTGGCCGTTGAATGTCTCGCGGGTATGGAATAGATATTTAAATAGCTATGACATAGCTGTGTAATAGCTACGGTATAGCTATGTAAATTACCCCCCCTATAGTCCCCCCCTCTTTGCGTGGGTGTTGTCCTGGCTGTGCGCCGGTGATGCAGTGATGTGATGATGATATGATGATGCGATGATCCAATTATCCATACAAAATCCGCGTTGCGGCATCGGATAAAAAAATCGCGGGGCTTGTGGCGGCTGGTTTTGTGGCGGCGATCTGGTGCATACTGATGCAGTTTCCCCGGCTGTTTTCGGCGCTGTATAACGTGCATATTCATGCAGTTTCGTAAAAAGCCAGTGTTTTCAATGGTTTCATCAATTTGCAAATTCGGCATAACCTACATTTTGCCGAATAACTCATGGTTTCCGCGGTGTTTCCGTTCTGCAAAGCTGGTAGTTTATTCAGTTCATGCGCAGTGTATGCAGTGTCATGCGTCAATGGCAATTAGGTGTTCAGGCGCGCGGCCAATCATCCACGGCGCGCGCTGGTGTGTGGTGTGTATTTCGTTCGACGTTTCCGGGTGTGCCCCCCTCCCCCCCTCCCCCCCGGGGTGCCGGAAAAACGGGGCAGCTCTCAGGCGACAGCCCATGCGTTACGACACACAGCCTTTTGAGACTTCCCGCCAAACATCGTCCCGCTCAGCGCAAGCTCAACCCGCTATGTTTTCCACGTCTTTACAATCGTACACGTCTTTCCAAAGGTATTTCATACATTATCTGGGGTTGTGCATTTAGTTTTTGCGACGTTTGATGCTATACTATAAGTGATGGGGTGATTCTATGGCAAGACCGCGCAAAATCAAAACCGCCGAAGAGCTTGGCGTTCTGATCGACGAGTTTATCATGCAGTGCGAGGACGGGAAACAGTACATGGACGACTATGCGCTGATGAAGTATCTCGGCATTGCGCCGCGCACACTTGCGCGATGGCGGGCAAACGAATGCGGGGAATATGACGGATATGGAGAGCAGCTCGAGAAGCTGGTTTCATACCGGGAAGCGGTCTATGCACGCATGGTGGCTGAAAACCCGAAGGGCAGCGGCGGGATCATCTTCCTGCTCAAGCAACCGAAAAACGGCGGGTACATCGACAAGCCTGTGATCGACGTTCACGCGCAGGAGCTGACGATCAAGACAGACGGGATCGGCGGCGACAGTGCTTTCAAGTAACGCTTAATCCAACAAGCCGAATGCGGGCGCAGGATACGCGCTGCGGCTGAGTGCTTGCTGTTCGCGTTTGCGAACGAGGCCACTCCGCGCCGGAAAAAGGCCGGGCCTCCTGTGCCTGTTGCTCACTTTCAAAAAACTATGACGGCGCAGAGCAAATGTGAACCCGGCACTATCCGGGAATCAAGCGTCGGAAGCGACGGTAAACACTGCTGCGGCGGCAAGTGGCCTAAGCGTTTCATCTCCTTTCCGCTGAAATCCTGTGCAAGTCAGGATGCCGCAGCTTCCCTTTCTACGGCAGCTTTCTAAGAGGGACGCGCCCGGTGCAAGCCCGGGGGCTGCCGCCAAGACCAGACGACCGGATTGACCGGAGCGTGAAAAACCGGCAGAAAGCAGCTTTCCTGCTGTAGCGGGAGGCTGGCGCGCTGAGCTGCTGCTCGGAATTGGTTTATAAGCGAGGCGCGCAACAGCCGTGTAACGAATGAGGTGAAGCGTTTGCACGTTATCCGTGTGGAGCTGCCGAAGCAGCAAAACGAAATCGAAGTGCACGTCATTGCGGACGTACATCTTTCCGACCCGAACTGCGATATTCGCGGCGTGCAAAAGCGCGTGGCGGACATTGCGGAGAGAGACAACGCCTACGTTATCCTTGCGGGCGACCTGATCGACAATGCGACACGAAGCAGCATCGGAGACATCTACAGCACGCAGCTGTCCCCTATGGAGCAGATCCAGCTCGCAAACAAGACGTTTGCTCCGCTGAAAGGGCGCATCCTGTGCGCTGTTCCCGGCAACCACGAAGAGCGGACATATCGTGCAGACGGCATCGACATTACATGGCTGATCGCAAACGAGCTGGGCGCGGGCAACCGGTACGCTCCGGACGCAGCGCTCGTATTCGTATCACTCGGTGAAAACTCCCGGCGCAAGAGCGAGGGACGGCAGACAACGTACTCCATCTACGTCAACCACGGCAACGGCGGTGGGCGCAAGATTGGCGGCAAGATCAACCGGCTTGCGGACTATGCGCAGATTGTTGACGCAGACGTTTATGTTTGCGGGCACACGCACTCCCCTGCCGTGTTTAAGGACTGCTTCTTCCGGACAAACGCTTCTACGAGGAGCGCGGAGCCGGTTGAACGATTGTTTGTTAACACTGCGGCTGCGCTGGACTACGGCGGCGGCTACGGTGTGCGGATGGGCTATCAACCGGCGAGCAAGGCCGCGCCTGTCATTTACCTTGACGGGTGGCGGAAAAATGCCGGGGCTGCAATGTGAAGGTGCCCTATGCAGAAAAATGAAAATCTCCTCCGGGCGATTCTGGACATTATCGGCCGCGGGAATACTGCCGAGGTAAAGCAAACGAAAGACGGCGTGCTTGTGTTGGAAGTAAAGCGCAAGGTCGCCTTTCGGGAAACAGAAACAGAATAACGACGTGCCCGGAAACGGCCGGGCATAAGAGCTGAACGGAGCTGACTGCGGAATGCGGTTGGCTCCGTTTCTGCATTTACGGAGGATGCCATGCCGAAGCAGAAGCGAAGCACGCAGACAAATTTCACATGGGATCCGGGGCACGCGAACGAGAAACAGCTGCTGTTCTACCAGAGCCGGACAATGTACACGGCCTACGGCGGCGCGCGAGGCGGCGGCAAGACGCACGCAGTGCGCATCAAGGCAGTAGGCGGCGCGTTTACATGGCCGGGCATCCGCATCCTCATCGTGCGAAAGACATACCCGGAGCTGCAGTCGAACCACATCGAACCGATCCTGAAGATGGTCCCGCAAGAGCTGACAAGCTACAACGGAACACTGCACACGCTGTACTTTCAAAACGGCTCGACCATCCATTTCGGCCACTGGAGCGGCATCACGTCCGAAAGCGAATACCAAGGCCAGGAATACGACTGGATCTTCATGGACGAGGCTACGCAGTTTACAGAACGCGAATTCCGCTTTCTCGGCGGCTGCCTGCGCGGCGTCAACGAGATTCCAAAGCGCTTTTACTTGACGTGTAACCCCGGCGGTGTCGGGCACAGATGGGTCAAGCGCCTGTTTATCGACCGAAATTTCAAGACAGACTCCGACAACCCGGAGGAGAACGAGAACCCGGACGACTACAGCTTCATTTTCGCAACGGTCGAGGACAACAAAGACCTGCTTGAATCCTCGCCGGGCTATCTGCAGGCGCTCTCTCAGTTGCCGGAGAACATCCGCAAGGCGCACCGCTACGGCGACTGGGACGCGCTGTGCGGCACGTATTTCCCGGAATTCAGCAAGGCGACGCACACCTGCAAGCCGTTCCAGATCCCAAAGCACTGGAAGCGGTACAGGGCGCTCGACTACGGTCTGGATATGCTTGCCGTCGGCTGGTACGCGGTGGACGAAAACGGGCGCTCGTATATGTACCGCGAGTTGGTGCAGCCTGGGCTGATCGTGCAGGATGCAGCAAAGCAGATCCTCGACATGACGATGCCGGACGAGCACATCGAGATCACCTTTGCCCCGCCGGACATCTGGTCGCGCCAGAAGGACACCGGCAAGACGATGGCAGAGGTATTCATGCAGTGCGGCGTGCCCATCGTGCGGGCAAGCAACAACCGCGTGCAGGGTTTCCTGCAAGTGAAAGAAGCGCTCGCAAATATGCCGGACGGAAAACCGGGGCTTGTAATTTTCCAGACCTGCGAACGGACGATCGGAGACCTCGAGGACATTCAGGCGGACGAGCGCAATCCGAACGACTGCGCCAAAGAGCCGCACGAGATCACACACACGGTCGATTCCGTGCGCTATTACTGCGTATCGAGAACAATGCGCGCGGACGCAAGAGACGCGAACCCGTCGGAGATCATCTACGAGGACGAGGACGCGCAGGAGGGCTACGAGGAATTCATGACCGGAGACGCACCGTCTGCCGGATATATCAGCTATTAGGAGGAAGACATGAACACTATCAGTTTGATCGGCCTGCTGGTAATCGCGGCGTGCTTTGTGCTGACGATGGTAAGCCTGCGGCGCTGGGATGACGAGCTGCGGGCATTTCAGGACGCGACGATGGACATGCTGGCAGATACGTCGCTTGACGTGTCGCAGCTACAAAAGCGTGTAGAGGCACTTGAAGAGACTGCGGCCGCACTGTGCGAGCGAGCGGACAAGCTCGACGAAGACCACGCTGAACAGGTGGAACAGGCGCTGCAGATGGCGCAGGATTTCTCCAACGGCGTGTCCAACCTCATGAACTACAGCTACCTGATGGCCGGAAAGAAGGACGTGAACGGCGATGCCTGACGATTTCGACAAGAAGATCACGCCAGAGCAGGTACAGGCAGAGTACCAGAAAATGCTCGGCTACAACACCGCGGTCAACCTCGACGAGACGGTGCGCGCAAACGAGAACTTCTTCATTGGCAAGCAATGGGAGGGCGTGGACGCGAAGGGTCTGCCGACGCCGGTATACAACTTCCTGAAACAGGTCGTTTTGTTTTCGGTTGCGAACATCACGACCGACAACATCAAGATGCAGGCTACTCCGCTTGCGTGCGAGCGCACGCCGGAGGACGTGGAGCGCGTCGCGGAGATCGTCAACAAGGAATTCGACAGGCTGTTTGAATTCAACCGCGTGCCGAACCTCGTGCGCGAGTATATGCGAAACGCAGCCGTGGACGGTGACAGCTGCCTGTTTACGTTTTGGGACGACACGGTTGACGCCGGATTCGGCCTGCGCGGCGGCATCCGCACGGAGATCGTGGACAATATGCGCGTCGGCTTCGGCAACACAGCGTGCCGTGACCCGCAGAAGCAGCCCTACATTCTCATCGAGCGACGAGAAATGACGAAGGAGCTGCGCAGAGCAGCGCAGGAGGCCGGAAATCCGCGCTGGGGAGACATCCAACCGGACACCGAGAACCACAACACTGACAGCTACAAAAACAGTTCAGAGCGCAGCACAGTACTGCTGCGGATGTGGAAGGAACGCAAGACCGGAACGGTGTGGGCATGCGAAGTCTCCGGGCGCGTCATGCTGCGCGAGCCGTGGGACATGGGGCTGCGGCTCTACCCGGTGACGTGGATCAACTGGGACTACATTCCCGACAGCTATCACGGGCAGGCACTCGTGACCGGGCTGATCCCGAACCAGATTTTTGTCAACAAGCTGTTTGCCATGTCCATGATCTCTCTGATGACGAGCGCGTTTCCGCGCACGGTCTACGACAAGACGCGCATTCCGAAGTGGAACAACGCTGTCGGCGCTGCGATCGGCGTCAACGGCGGCGACGTGTCCGGCGTGGCAAAGATCATCGACCCGGCACAGATCAGCCCACAGATCGCGCAGTTTATCCAGACGAGCGTGGACTATACGCGGCAGTTTCTCGGCGCGACGAGCGCAGCACTTGGCGAGACGCGGCCGGACAACACATCGGCCATTATCGCCCTGCAGCGCGCAGCCAGCATCCCGTCAGAGATCACGAAGCAGAACCTCTACAAATCCATCGAGGATCTGGGGCGCATCTATCTTGACTTCATGGCGGCGTACTACGGAAAGCGCAAAGTGCAGGTGTCTATGCCGGACGTGGGTGCGGACATTCTCGCATTTGCCGGGAAAGACCCGGAGGAGCTGGAAACCGTGCTGTTCGACTATGGCATTCTGAACGATATGCCGATGGCGCTGAAGCTGGACGTCGGCGCAAGCTCGTACTGGTCGGAGATGGCGTCGGTGCAGACGCTGGACAACCTGCTGATGCAGGACAAGATCACGATCGAGGAATACCTTGAGCGCATCCCGGACGGCTACATCCCGAAGCGGCAGGAGCTGATCGCCTCGCGCAAGCAGGCGGCACAGCAGCAGATGATGCAGCCGGAGGAACAAAGCACAGGCGGCACGCCGGAGACCGGCGCTCTGGTCGATCTCGGCCGGAAGACGCCCATTCGCGGCGGCGGCGGCTTTGGCGACCTGCAGCGCAAGGTCATGCAGACCGGAACTGCCGAATAACGAACGCTCGGCGGAAAACCGCCTTGCAAATACATTACCGGATAAATTTCAGCACGTGGCGCCAACCATAGCGCTGCACCCGCCGACCATAGCGGGAGAAGGGATTTTGACATGGCAGAAGACATGAACACCGCCTTTACGGCGGACGCAGACGATTGGAGCGACATCACGGCGGACAGTTTTTCTGACATCGAGGACGACGCGCAGGGCGCGCCGGACACGGAGACGCAGAGCAGCGGCGCCGCGCCGGAGATCGAACAGAACGACGGCGGGCAGGATGCAGATGCCGCACAGCCGGGCGAGAACGAGGAGCAGCAGACGCAGACAGACGGCCAACTGTTTGAGCTCAAGCACCTCGGCGAGACGAAAAATGTGAACCGGGACGAGGTCGTAACGCTCGCCCAGAAGGGAATGGACTACGACCGCGTGACCGAGAAGAACACGCAGCTGGAAACCCAGGTGTCCGAACAGAAACAGCAACTGGCGCAGCTCACGGAACACGAGAACGCGCTGCAGGAGCTGGCAAAGCAGAGCGGCACAACCGTCGAGGAGCTTGTGGAAAACATGCTCATTGCCGTTACCAAGAGCAAATACGGCATCGACGACGACGGCATGGCGCTCGAGCGTGTAAAGCTCGACAGAGAGCGCCGCGCGCTCGATCAGGAACGGGCAGCACTGGCGCCCCAGAAGCAGGAGCAGGAGCAGCAGGCAGCGAACGAGAAATGGCGCGGCGAGTGCTTTGACGCATTTGCACAAGCCTATCCCGACGTTGACCCGGCATCCATTCCGAACGGCGTGTGGGAAGCCTTTAACCGCGGTGAAACGCTGGTTTCGGCCTACGCAAGAGAACGCAACAAGGAGCTGGAGGCAGAAATCGCGCGCATGAAATCCGAACAGGAGACGCGCGACCGGAACGCGGCGAACGCCGCGAGAAGCACCGGTAGCCAGAGCAGTGCCGGGAAGACCGGCAGCGACGAAGCGTTTGACGCGCTGTGGTACGACGGCAACTGACCACGTGAACATAGGGCTTGCCTCCGCCTGAAATTCTGAATTTTTAAGTGAGGTAATTACATAATGGCAATCAATGTTTTTGACAAATACAGCACCAAGCTCGACGAACGTTTCCACCAGAAGAGCGTTACCGACGCGTTTGCCGGTAAGGATTACGACTTTGTCGGCGTGAACGCGATCAACGTGTACAGCTCCGACGAGGGCGACTTCGGCGACTACACCCGCAGCGGCTCCAACCGCTTCGGCACGATCAAAGAGCTGGGCGACACCGTGCAGACCATGCGCATGACGCAGGACAAGGGCGGCACGTTCTCGATCGACGCGGGCAACGCTGCCGAACAGTTTAACGTCAAGCAGTGCAACGCGCGCATGAAGGCGACGTGGGACGGCAAGGTCACTCCGAGCATCGACAAGTACCGCCTGCAGAAGTGGGTCGGCGGCGCTGGTGTTGTGACCGTCAACGCGACGGCGCTGACCGGCAAGACCGCGATCGACGCCATTGTCAACATGGGTGCGGAGATGTCCAACCATCTTGTGCCGACCGATAACCGCGCAATCTTCATTGGCCACACGCTGTTCGCCAAGTGCAAGCTGTCGGACTACATCGTCGGCATTGACGTGCTGGGCAAGGACGCCGTCGCAAACGGCTCTCTGGGCAAGCTCGACGGCAACGACGTGTACGCCATCCCGGACAGCTATCTGCCCGCAGGCGTCAACTTCGTGATCTTCCGCAAGGGCGCGAGCGTCGACCCGGTGAAGAACCAGACCATGCGCATCCAGAAGAATCCGCTCGGCATCGACGGCGATGTGGCGGAGTACCGCGTGATGTTCGACAGCTTCGTGCTTGACAAGAAGGCATACGCCATCGGCGTGCACGCGACCGCGGGCAGCACGACCCCGACGATGTCTGTCTCCGGCGGCACGCTGACGCTGACTGCCGGTGACGGTGAGACCATCAAGTACACCACCGACGGCAGCAACCCGAAGACTTCCTCCACGGCGAAGACCTACAGCGCCAGCGCGAAGCCGACCGGCATTGCCGCAGGCACGGAGGTCAAGGCTTACGCCAGCAAGACCGGCGCGCTCGATTCCGGCATTATGACGGCTACCGCCTGAGGCAACGGATAAGGCGGCGGGATTTCCCGCCGCCTATTTTCAGATAACGAGGTGATTTCATGGCAGAAGTCAGCGATGTGTTTGACGCTGCAATGTCCATCATGGACGAGCTGAGCGATAGCGGGAAACCGCAAACGACGGACACGGACGAATATAAATACCGCGCCGTGTCGATCATCAACACAATGATTGCGGAGCTGTACCCGTTTTCAGAGACAAAGAAGGCCGGAAAAACCGCTTCCGGCTGGCGGCCTGTTGAGGAATTCGACGACACGCTCTCGGAGATCGACAACACGCTCGCGCTCGGTGCGATGCCATACGGCCTTGCTTCCGCTCTCCTGACGGACGAGAACCCGGAGGCATCCGACCGGTTCAAGCGGCGCTACAACGAGATCGTGGCGATGCACAAGGCAAACGCGCAGTGCAGCATGGGCACGGTCGAGGATGTGTACGGCGGCATCGAGTATAGCGAGTTCGGGAGCTGGTGACGCGCATGAATGAAAAGATCGTCGGAATCCAGAAATGGCTCGGTATCAATCAGGCTGGCAGCGACGACACAAGTCTGAAACTTGGTGAGGCATCCGAAATGCGCAACTGGCGCGTGACGCAGGACGGCGCGCTGCGAAAGCGCCCCGGTATGAAAGCTGTGCATACGTTCCCCGGAGAAATTCAGGGGACATGGTGCGGCTACGTCGGCGGAGAATATGTGCAGGTAGCGGCCGCGGCCGGGAAGCTGTGGAAAATCGGATTTCCAGCCACTACGGCGGTCTCGGCGCTGGGCACGCTCGCCGACGCACACACGGAGTTTTTCGGTTTCCGGGAAAAGCTCTATATCCTCAACGGTACGCAGTACAAGGTGTTTGACGGCTACAAGCTCTCCGATGTGACCGGGTACGTCCCGACTGTGCTTGTGGGCGTCGGTGCGGACGGCAGCGGCACGGAGCTGGAGCAAATCAACAAGCTGTCCAGCAAACGAAAATACCGCGTTGCTACGGACGGAAAGTCCACGGTGTATGTGTGCCCGGAAAGCGGAACGCTGTCTGTGAGCGTGAAAAACAGGGCAACAGGCGCAGCGCTGGCAGCCGGTACGGACTATACGTTTGCAGAAGGTAAGATCACATTCACGAGCGCGCCCCCTGCCGGTGCGGATGTGTACGAAGTAGAATACACCGTGGCATCTGACGATTCCGGCGCGGTCAGGGCAATGAAGTTTGCAGAGCTTTACAACGGCGCGACGGACAACCGCGTGTTTCTCTACGGTGACGGAAGCAACAAGGCGCTGTACTCCGGGCTGGACATTGACGGCAACCCGACCGCCGAATACTTCCCTGACATGAACGCGCTGGACATCGGCGACGAGAACACGCCGATCACGGCGATGATCCGCCACTACTCCCGACTGCTGGCGTTCAAAGAAGATAGCGCATACTCCGTGCAGTACGGCACGGTGACGAATGCAGAGGGCAAAATCCTCCCCGCGTTTTACTGGACACAAGTAAACAAGGCCATCGGCAACATTGTTCCCGGGCAGGTGCGGCTTGTGGACAACAGCCCCTATACCCTGTTCGGGGAGAGCGTCTACACATGGAAAAACAACAGCAGCTACTCCAGCAACCTGACGATTGACGAGCGGCAGGCGAAACGCATTTCCGACCGCGTATGGAAAACGCTGCAGAGTTTCGATCTCCGGCAGGCGTTCTGCTGGGACGACAACGACCGCAAGGAATGGTACTGCGTATATGGGGACATGGCCGTTGTGCACAACTACGGGCTCAATGTGTGGTATCTGTACACGAACTTCCCTGTCAAGCACTTTTACCGCTCATACGGGAGACTGCTCGGCGCACGTGAAAATGTGCTCGTCGAGATTTCGGATGCGTTCCGCAGCGACTGCGGCGAAGCGATCGACGCGCGATGGGAGAGCGGCAACATGCACTTCGGCGCGGATTTCATGCGCAAATACTCCGCCATGCTGTGGATCGGTCTCGTGCCGACGCACGCCGGGTCGATGACCGTGACGGTCATGACAGACCGGAAAGCGGACTTCTCGAAAAAGCTGGTTTTCCGCAACAGTGCCGCATTTGACCACGCAAATTTTGCGCACTGGTCGTTCAACACGAACAAGCGCCCGTATATGACGCGGCTGAAACTGAAAGCAAAGAAATTTACATACTACAAGCTCATCCTGACAAACGACGATGCGGACACGACGGCGACGGTCACAAGCGCCGACATCCGCGTGCGGTTCACGGGATATGTGCGATAGGAGGGTTACATATGGCACTTCCGACGTGCAACGAGGACATGAACATCATCTCCAAACTGGACGACGAGCCGAACGACGTGGGCGGTCTGTCCGCCGCGGCTCTGAAAGCAAAGTTTGACCTTGCCGGAAACCTGCTGAAAAAGGCGCTCAACGATCTGGTCGCTGCGCTCGGCGGTGAAAGCGCAGCAAAATGCATCGGTTTTGTCGCGACAGAGGCTGTGAACAAAACCAACGTGCAGGAAGCGATCGAGAACGTGCAGGCGCAGATCGCCGGTGTGACGCAGGGCGGCATTGCGGACGGGGCTGTGACTACGGAAAAGATCGCGAAGGGCGCGGTGACTACGGAAAAGATCGCGAATGGCGCGGTGACTTATCACCAGATTGCCAACGAAACGATTGGTAGTCCGGAATTGGCGAATAATGCGGTCGCGGCGAGCAAAATCGCCTCGAGCGCCGTGCTGGAGCGGCATATTTTCAACGGCGCTGTTACGGAGAGCAAACTCGCGGGGGAGAGTGTAACTCAGGCGAAAATCGCGACTGCCGCAGTCACCAGCAACAAGATCGCGATGCGCGCTGTGACGAAGGACAAGATCGCTGACGGAGCCGTGACGGAGGAGAAACTCGCGGCCGGGGCCGTAACGGCGGAGAAACTCGCAAGTGACGCTCTGGACAGTGTGCTGAATGCCTATTTCCTGAAAGTGTACCCGGTTGGCGCGTTTTACTTTTCTGCGTCCAGCGACAACCCGGCAACGCTGTTCGGTGGCACATGGACGCAGATCAAAGACACGTTCATCTTGGCGGCAGGTACGAAATACAAAGCGGGCACGACCGGGGGCGAAGCGACACACACGCTGGCAGCGCAAGAGATGCCAAACCACTACCATGACGAGTATGTCGGCAACGACGGCGGCGACAGCAGCGCACCGAGCGGCTATATCGGCTGGCCGAGCATTGGCTACACCAGCGACAAAACGTGGTTTGCAAAGTTGGCGAAAACAAGCGGCGCGGGCGGCGGTGCGGCTCACAACAATATGCCGCCATATCTGGCGGCATATGTCTGGCAGCGCACGGCGTAACCGGGGCTTGGGAAGTATGAGGTGAAAAGCAATGGCATACATCAAACGCGGCGAGGCAAAGACCGTTCCCGTGCGCGTGAAGTTCAACGACATGGACGTATTCCCGATTGGCAACGTGGATGAGATCGCGTTCAAACTTGGCGACAGTGTGCGCAAGACGTGGCCGGACGCGGTACGGTATGACAACGCAAATGACCGGTTCATGCTGACGCTGACGCAGGAAGACACGCTGTCCCTCGATGTGGGTCAGGCGGAGCTGGAGATCACATGCAACTTCAAGGGCGCGGGCAATATCCTGAAGCCGAAGAAAAACCCGAAAATCAAAGTGCTGGACTGCACGGACGAGGAGCTGATGGAATGAGCGACAGAATCGAAGCCGAGATCCTCGATGCGCTTGGAGAAGAGGTAGACGCAGCGATTGACACGCCGCTTGTTGTGATTGAAGGTACAAAGGGTGAACCCGGTGCGGACGGCATAACGCCGACGATCGGGTCAAACGGAAATTGGTTTCTCGGCGCGACCGATACCGGCAAGCCATCGCGCGGAGCAACCGGAGCACCGGGCAAAGACGGCGCGGATGGCAAACCGGGGGCTACCGGTGCGGACGGCGTTACGCCGCACATCGGCGGCAATGGCAACTGGTACATCGGCAGCACAGACACCGGCAAGCCGTCTCGTGGAGCCACTGGCGCGAAGGGTGATGCAGGTGCAACCGGCCCTGCTGGCCATGCTGGTCCTGCTGGGCCTGCCGGTGCGCCCGGCAAGGACGGCAGTGACGCGACCGTGACTGCGGCAAGCATCAAAGGTGCGCTTGGCTACACGCCTGCTGCGCCGGGGGATATCCCGGTAGTCCCGACTGCGGAGATCTCCGCCAACACCGGCGCCCGCCACTCGCACGCGAACAAGGCGGTAATCGACGGCATCACGGCCGCAAAGACCGCCGCGTGGGACGGCAAGGCGGGTACGGCGGCGGCCACGCAGTCCGCGGCTGGTCTGATGTCCGCCGCCGACAAGGCCAAGCTCGACGGCATCGAGCGCGGAGCCAACAAGACCACCGTGCCCACAGCACTGAAAAATCCGAAGGCGCTGACGATCCAAATCGGCGGCACGACCGTCACCTACGACGGCAGCGCGGCGAAAACCGTCACGATCGCCGATGGCACGGAGGTGAGCTACTGAGATGAAAAAGCTCTACGAAGAAACCGCCGTACAGGACATCGCAAATGCTATCCGCGAGAAAAATGGCACTGCAACGAAATACAAAGTCGCGGAGATGGGCGCTGCTGTGCGAGCACTCTCCGGAAGCGAAGCAGTTGAGTGGCATCAGTGCCCGGAGGCGGTACGGAATTATCTTGCCAACGTGACCTATGACCCGAGCGATTACAGCACGTCACAGATTGCCAACTATGCGCCCGCTGATGCTGTTATCAGCAATTACAAGCCCATTGGGCAGGCGGCTGGCGGGGTGATGCACTACAACGAAGTACCGAATGTGCTCACGCCATTTGCCTCTGGCGGGAAAGCGGGCACGCTCAAACCGCTGGATGCACTGCGGTGGATTCGCACGCGGGACGGCTCCGCAGAAGCGTGGAACGTGCGCGACCTTGGCGGATGGGCCTGCGACGGCGGCACGGTGAAATATGGTCTGCTGATTCGCGGCGGGCGTATCTCTGCCGCAGATCGGGCGGTACTGGTCGGCCAGTTCGGTGTGCAGCATGAAATCGACCTTAGAGGCAAAGAGGGGCGCGACCCGTCCGACGGTGATGTCGCAACAGAATCCCCCCTTGGTAGCGATGTGTGGTTTACGATTGCTGACAAGGCAGCGTCCTACGCGCTGACGCCGGTTGCAACGTGGCAGCTCTATCTTCGCTGCGTGATCGACGCCGTAACGCACCGGGAGCCGGTATATTTTCACTGCACCGCAGGTGCGGACCGTACAGGCACGCTGGCCTGTGTGCTAGAGGGGCTGCTCGGCATGAGCCAATCCGACATCGACAAAGACTACGAGCTGACTACCTTTTATTCCGGCTCCGGGACAGACGCACTTGCTCGTCGAAGGAATGAGCCAGAGTGGAAGAGGCTTATCAATGCGATCAACGCCGTTTCCGGGAACACGTTCCGTGATAAGTGCGTGCATTTTGCCGTGGGAACGTGCGGAATGTCGATGGCTGATATCAACGCTTACCGTGCGGTTATGACCGCCGGAACGCCCGAGACGCTGCACTGGTATCAGACGATCGCCAAAAGTCTCACAGGATGCACGCTTAGTAATACCACGTCTCAGGCGGATTACGGCGAGGCGTACACCGCAACCATCACTGCGGATAGCGGAAAGGTGCTTGCATCTGTGGTGGTCAAAATGGGCGGCGTGGACATTACTGCCACCGCTTACTCGGCGGGAAGCGGCGCAATCAACATCGCCAAGGTGACGGGGGCGGTCACAATCACTGCGGTGGCCTCTGTTCCGTCTGTGACTTACAACATTACACGCAATCTCACCAACTGCGCATCTTCAAACGTGGCTAATACCGTTGCGGACGGTGCAGCCTATTCCACGACGCTTTCTCCGACCGGCACATATAAAAAACTTGGCACAATTATTGTTACGATGGGCGGTACGGATATTTCCGCATCGGCAGTATCCGGAAACACAATCACAATCGCCAAAGTTACTGGCAACATTGTGATTACCTGCGCGGCTGTGATTACAAATGTCATTGAAACCGTCGGAATCTCAGCAGATACGCGACTGAGCGCTGGCAGCGGCACGAACAAAGCTCAGGTAGGCTGGGCAGCAATCGGGGCAAATATGGACGCAGCAAGTCTCATCCATCTTATGCCCGGCGATACGCTGCGCATTAAGGGCGCAAGTCTGCCCGATTCGCAAGACGGAAAAAGCATAGCCATAAGTTATAGCGAAACGGCGACATTTTTATCCGCAGGGTATATACACAACGGATATAGCTGGAATAACCTAGAATTTACTACCGTTGACAATGTCGTTACTATAACAGGGCCTGCCGAACATTACCTCCGGTTGAGTCTGATTTGCGCAGACGCATCCGCAGTTATCGTTACAATCAACGAACCGATCACGTAAAAGGAGGCACAGATGGAATTTATTGCTTGCAACATGGCCAATTACCGCGCCGGGCGCACGCAGCCGGTGCGGTACATCGTGATGCACTACACGGCAAACAACGGCGACACGGCAAAAAACAACTGCGACTACTACCACCGCGTGGGCGGCCTGCAGGCTAGCGCGCACTATTTCGTTGACGAGCACGGCGCGATGCAGTCCGTGCGCGAGTGCGACACGGCGTGGCACTGCGGCGCGCGGGCGTACTGGCACCCCGAGTGCCGCAATGCCAACAGCATCGGCATCGAGATGTGCAGCCGCAAGCGCGCCGACGGCAGCTACTACATCCTGCCGGAGACCGTGGCAAACGCCGCGACCTTGGCAAAAGGCATCATGCAGCGCTATGGCATCGACACGGATCACGTGCTGCGGCACTACGACGTGACGGGCAAGCGCTGCCCCATGCCGTGGGTGGATGACCCGGCGCAGTGGGCGGCGTTTAAGGATATGCTGACGCCGAAAAACACTACTACAGACGAGGAGGACGAGGATGACATGGTGAGGTACAACACGATTGAGGAGGTCCCGAGTTGGGCGCAGGACACGGTGCGCGCGCTGGTGGATGCAGGTGCCCTCGGCGGCGTTGGCGGCGGCAATCTGGATCTGTCTATGGATATGATCCGTGGCCTTGTGGTCGGCGCCAAGTACGCAGCGGCACGCAACCCCCGGTACGAGACGATCGACGATATGCCGGAATGCTATCGCAAAGAGGCACAGAAATTGGTTGACCGGGGCGCGCTTCGCGGTGTTGGCGGGGGCGACCTGAACGTCAGCGAGGACGCGCTGCGGTCTATGATTGTCTGTCAGCGGATGATCGACGAAAACAAGTGATGGAGGGGTAGTACCTATGAACATTAACTGGAAAGTACGTATTCGCAACAAGAACTTCTGGCTGGCACTGATCCCGGCGCTGCTTCTGCTGGTGCAGGTGGTGGCCGCCCCGTTCGGCTACAAGTGGGATTTCGGTGTTCTGAATCAGCAGCTTGCAGCAATCATCAACGCAGTGTTCGCGCTGCTGTCCATCCTTGGCGTGGTGAACGACCCAACGACGGCAGGCAGCTCTGACAGCGCGCAGGCGCTTACCTACGAGGAGCCTAGAAAGGAAGGCTAACGATGACAGTTACCGTTGCAAACCTGATCTCAGCGGCGGCGTTTGTGCTGACGCTTATCGGAGCGTGCTGGCGGATGAGCACCATCATCCAGCGAAACACGGACGCAGTCGTGGCGCTGACGGCGCGCATTGACCGCATGGACGCCGGAAACGCCAAGGAGCACAACGAGATGTGGGACAAGATCGAGCGCAGCGAGGACACGCTCAACGACCACGAGGCGCGGCTACAGCTTCTGGAACACAAATAAGAATCGACACGGGGGACGCTGCCGGGCGCGGCGGTGTCCCCTCTTCCCTATCAAGTGACGAGGTGACACGATGGCATACAACGACGCAATCATCAACAGCGCCGACAAGCAGAAAATTGCCGCGCTCAGTGAGCAGTGGAAGGCTGCACATCAGGCCGGAAATCAGGGCGGAATGAACGAGGCGCACGAACAGGCAGAGCTTATTCGCAAGAAGTACGGCTACAGCGGCGGCGCGGACGGCAGCGGCTTCAAGATCGTTGGAAACAACACCGTCCTGCCGGAAGCAAAAGACCAGAGCGAGAGCATCAACAAGATCTACGATGCACAGCAGAAGGCAAAGACCGACGCGCTGAAAGCGGCCTACGACCAGAACATGGCGGACTATGACGCGCAGGCCGCAAAGATCCCACAGACGTACAACGAGGCGCGGCGGCAGGTATCGACGCAAGCGGACATTTCCCGCGCGAACCTGAACGAGCAGATGGCGGGCAGCGGCATCAATGTCGGTGCTGGCAGCCAGCTCGCGCTCTCGCAGCAGAACAGCAGGAACGCGGCTATGGGTAAAGTATCGTCCGCAGAGGCAGACGCACTGTCCGACCTCGAGGCGCAGCGGCAGAAGGTAAAGACGGCATATCAGAACGCGGTCGCACAGGCGATCAGCGAGAACGACGCGGCACGCGCGAAGGCGCTCTATACCGAGGCGCAGCGTGTGGATAACTCCATCGTCAACACGGCGGTCAAGCAGCTTAGCGTGGACACGACGCTCGCGGAAAACGAGCGCAGCCGCCTCGAACAGCAGGCCGCGACGCTCGCCAAGTACGGCGATTTCAGCGGTTATGCCGCGCTCGGCTATTCGCAGGATCAGATCGACGCGATGCAGAAAGTGTGGGGCGCGCAGAACCCGAAGCTCTACTACGAGCGCACAGGCGCATATCCGGCGAGCTACACGGCATCAAACAGAAGGACGGGCGGTGGCGGCGGTGGCGGCGGCGGTGGTGACGACAACACGATCCCTCCGGCCAGAGACCCGAAAACCAAACCAAAAAGCGCCGTAGATTACCACGAAAACAGCTACATCACGAACGCGAACGGTCCCGGCTGGGTGATGGTGCGCGGCTATGGGCGCGTGACACCAAGTGAACTGGAAGCACTCGTGAACTCTGGAAAGGTGAAAGAGGTCGTCAACGGCAACGGTACTTATACCTACCGAAACGCAAACTAAGGAAAGGTAACTGACCATGGCATCAGATTTTCTCAAGCAGTATGCGAAAAGCAGCCGCGAAAAGATCGACAAAGAGTTTGGCAAGAAGGCTTACGGCGGTTCAAAATACAAAATGGATAAGGTGTGGGGTCAGACGGCGACGCAAGACACTGCTGCCAAGCAGAAACCTGTCACCGAACCGATCTCTGAGCCCGTGCCGCAGAAGAAGAAAGAGAACATCAGTTTCTGGGAGAAGCTGCTTAACGCTTTCGGCGACGCCGGTTACAGCGCGGACACGACAACGCCGCTTGCCCTGACGAATCAGGCAATCTCGGATGATTACCGCAAGAGCAATATGCAGGAGAGCAAGACGGCGGAAGCGGGCGGAAACATCGCAAAATCCGCCGTAAAGAGCGCGGAGAGCGCCTACGAAAACGCGGCCGGAACATTTCTCAACAAGCGCAGCGGAACACAGATCATGGGCGTGACCGTGGCAGACAACGCCGTGCCTCAGGAGGACAAGGACAAGGCGGAGGCCGCGCGGAAGCGCAACCAGGAAAGCATCTACGCCAAGGCAGACAAAGCGGCGGAAGCGGCGGCAGAAGCATCCGAAAAGGCGAAAGATAACCTCGGTGGCAGCAAAGCCGCGGGCGCGTTTGTGGACATTGCAAGCGGCGGCCTGCAGCTCGGCGCGGACATGGCGCTCAATGCGCTGCTCCCCGGCGCAGGTCTGGCAAACATGGGCCTGCGCTCCTATGGCAGCGGGTCGCGTGAGGCACGTCTTGACGGCGCGAGCGAGGGCGAGCAGGTTGCATACGGCGCTGCGGCCGCTGCTGTTGACGTTCTGACGGAGAAAATCTTCGACGTGGGCAAGCTGTTCGGCGGAGGCGCTGCGGACGACGTGGCGGAGAAACTCATCGGAAAGCTGGCAAAAACGGATGCCGGGCGCAGTGTTGTGCGCGCGCTGACAAACGCTGTCGGTGAGGGTGCAGAGGAAGCCGTGGCCGACATCCTGAACCCGGCGATCCGCGCGATCTACGACAAGGGCGCTGCTGCAAAGTCAAGCTACACGACGGCAGAAGGCGCGAAGGAAATGCTTGCGCAGTCCGCGTATGACGCGATGATTGGCGCGGCGCTGTCTACGTTCGGGACGGCGGCTGGCATCGCCAAAGGCATAGACGCGCAGAAGAATGCCGCACTGCGCGCCGGAGAACCGGCCGCAAACGTAAACGCAAGCGCGAACACGGAAGCGAGCGCAAAACCGGCAGAGGCGGAAACGATCGCGGCAGAAGCACAGCCAGAGGCCGCGCCTGTCGAGACCTCGCAGGCCGTTCCGGCGGCGCAGGAGAAGCCGCAGGAGAACAGTACGCTGCGCATGGTGGAAGAAGCCGCAGGGCTGCGCGAACCGGCGCAGAGCCCGGCACAGGAACGTGCTACGGAAGCAGGGCAGAGCGAGGAGCGGGACGCGAACAGGCAGCCGCAGGAATATACGCCGGAAGATCATATCGACAACCGGACAGACGAATATGTCGCCAAGCGGAGCACCAAGTCATTCCAGTACAATCACCCGGAACTGCACGAGCACTTTGAGCGCGTTGCAGAAGATCTTACCACTATGATTTACGGCTCAATGCAGAGCGACCGACATAAGCGCGGGAAAGGCACGATCACGAACAACTCGCGCGTTGTGCAGCACGTGATTGACAAAACCGGCCTTTCCCGACCGGAGATTCTGCGTGCACTGGATGCGATCATCAAAGACAACGGCACGGAAAACTATGCAGACGCAAAGCGCGTAGAAAAGGCGCTGAACTCCCTGCTCGTAGACGGCTACGCAAAACCGAACGGCGAATATGTTGCTCCTGACGCGGCATACATGGAAGCAAAAAGCCAGATTTCCGGTGGCACTGACCCGTACTCGTGGGAGTATTATCGAGATAATGACCTGTCGCTCATGCTTGGAGAGATCACGGAGGAGGAAGCCTATAACGATTGGCGTGCGCAGCGCGACGCACGAGAGGCCGCAAAAGCGGCGCAGGAACAGTCACAAAAAACGGGTGAAATTGTGAATGAAAGCGCCGAAAACGCGGTTGAGTCACAAAACAGTGACAATTTTGCAGACGTGCAGCAGCGGGAGGCAGAGACGGATGCCGGGCGGCGCGGCACGCTGCCGGAAGGACAGGGCGCAAAATCCGCGGAGTTCGGCTATGACGAGGCGCGGACACAGACGCGCTCGACCGACGGCGTGCTGACGGACGCAGAGCGCCGCATGGAAGGGCTGCGCCCGGAAGACCGGGTGCACAAGGTGAACCACGACGCAGAAGTGGACACCAAGGCACAGGAGCGCTTCGAATCGGACTACGAGGGCGAAAAGGCAGACCTGTTTGATGAAAAGCAGGACTGGGACGATACCGACACGGTGCTCGCACACAAGATCATCGTCAACGAAGTGGCCAAAGCGCGCGAGAGCGGCAGCAAAGATGCCTACGCCGAAGTGGCAAAGCTCATGAAAGAGTGGGATGCGCACGGCACGGAAGCCGGTCAGGCGCTGCGGCAGCGGCGGCAGCTCGCGTCTGACCCGGCGCTAATGGAAGCGGACGCGATCCAACTGCTGAACGACAGCGAACGCACGCGCAAAATGTCGGACGAGCAGCGCAAGAAGATTCTCGATAGCGTGAGCCAGAACGCGGAGAAGCTGCGCGGCATCGAAAAAGGCGACGTGGACGGTGTGGTTGACCTCATCAAAAGCATGAGCACGGAGCGGCGCACAAACGGTTTGTGGTCGAACAAGATGGGCAGAACAATGGAAAAGGCGCTTGAGCAGGCAAAGAAACTGCCGGGCGGCGAAGCGTTTCTGCGTGACGTTGCCGCAAGCCAGGTGCGCGGCATTGCGTATGACTACGCGAAACCGTCTACGCTCGAACAGATCAAAACCTATCGTTATCTGTCCATGCTCTCGAAACCGGCGACGGCTGCCAGAAACCTTGTCGGCAATATGGTGTATGACCCGGTAGAGGCCGTGTCAAACAACATCGGCGTCGGGCTGGACATGCTGCTGTCGAAATACTCCGGCACACGCTCCGTAGCTGCGGATAAGAGCTATTTCTCCAAGGCGAAACGAAAAGGCATGGGCGAGGCAACGCTCAAGTCGTACATCGAAACTGGCCTTGACGCAAGCGTTTCCAACGCGCAGGGCAAATACGAAACCGGCGGCAGCAGGTCGTTCAAGATGACCGGAAACTTTCTGGAACGGTTTCTCTCCACGTGGGAGAAATACAGCAACTATGCCATGGTCACGACTGACCAGATGCAAAAAGGCGGCATTCAGGCGGAAGCGCAGCGCGGAATTGACGCGCTGGAAGCCAAGGGTAAGGTGGCAAAAGGCGCGCTTGACGGCCGCGCGGAGGAAATCGCAAGGGAACGCACGTTCCAGAACGAAGGCAAGCTGTCCGGTGTCATGGGCGGAATGCGCAATGCGCTGAACAAGCTCAGCATCAAGGACAAGCAGGGCGGCAGCATCGGTCTCGGCGACATTATGCTCCCGTTCACGAACGTGCCCGGCAACATTGCGAGCGCAGCGATTCAGTACTCCCCTGCCGGATTTATTAACGCCGGTACAGAGGTCGTCAAAGTCTTGAACAAGGCAAAGGCCGGGACGCTGACCGCATCCGAACAGGCAAAGGCCGTGACGGACTTCGGGCGCGCGTTTAACGGCACGATGGGAATCGCGCTCTTTGCGGTGCTGGCCGGGGCTGGCGTGATGAACGTCGCTGGGGACGACGACGAGGACAAGGAAGCGCTTGAAAAGTCTGAGGGCGTGAGCGGCACGCAGCTCAACCTTAGTGCACTCAACCGGTGGATTGCCGGAGAAAGCACGGAGTGGCGCGACGGTGACAACCTGGTATCCATCGGCTTCCTCGACCCGATCAACGCGCAGATGACCTATGGCGCGCTGCTGGCAGACTGCTACAAGGACGAGGGCCTGACGTTTGCAAACGTTGCGGGCGGCAATCTGGAATCTGCTTTTCAGAGCGTGATGGATCTGCCCGCTATGTCGCAGTTTCAGGAGATTGCGAACGGCTATAAATACTCCAAGGCAGATACCACGGGCGGGAAGGTAGCGGAAGCCGCCCTGCGCTACGGTGCTTCTCAGGCAACCAGCTTTGTGCCAAACGTCGTGTCCGGCGTGGCGCAGGGGGTTGACGGGACGGTGCGAGACACCTACAACGGCGACACCGTGTGGGAAAACAACCTAAACGCGATGAAGAGCAAGATTCCGGGTCTTCGTGAAACGCTTCCGGCTGCGCTGGACAACTGGGGCCAGGAGAAGAAATACACCGGCACGGCGGCGGAAAACTTCCTGAACGCGACACTGAATCCCGGCAGCGTGACGAAGTACCGGACGAGCGCCGTGAACCAGGAGCTGTACCGGCTTGAAAGCATGAACATCGACGTGAAATACCCAGAGAAGAAAGCGCCGCTCGACGGTAGCCGGAACGGCAAGGATGTGGATCTGACGCAGGATGAGAGGCGGCAGTACCAGATGGCATACGGCCAGACGGCCTATGACAACATTCAGAAAGTCATTCGGAGCTCGGTATACAAGCAGGCAAGCGACGTGGAGAAAGCGGCAGCGATTCAAAACCTTCTGGAAGTCGCAACGGCGGCAGGCAAGAAGAAGGCGAAGCTCGACGGAAGCGACACCCCGTCGTGGACGACGAAAAGCGACGGCAGTGTGGCAGACAATGCCGTATACCGCGCCAAGCTCGGCACCGCAAAAGAAACACTTCCGGCCAATGCGCGAGGCCGCAACGGCGATGTGATGCAGGCAATCATCAAGACGGTTGTCGGCAAACGCGGCGGCAGTGACCAGCTCGCACTCAATGTCATGGCACAGCAGCTCGACGAGGGCCCGCAGGCGAAGGTGGAGACCGCATACAACGGCGGGTACGAGCTGAAGCAGATCGTGGACTTCTATCAGGCAATGTATGCAAAGAAGCCGGGAACCAGCCAGAAGAAGTACAAGAAACCAGATCTGTATGCGTGGGCGATGCAAAACGGCTATACCGCGAAGCAGTTCAACCAGCTCTGGAAGCTCTTCTCATGACAAACACACAACAAGAAAGCAGCACGCAGGATATGCGTGCTGCTTTGCTTTATGTGCTTTCGCTTTCGTACTGCTGGATCATGTCGAGCGCTGCGCGTAAGTCCGGCGCTTCCCGGATAGCACAGCCGGTTTTGACGAGGTATGCTCCGTCGGCGCTGCGCGTCATGCGGACAATCCTGTTCGCTAGAACTGCCGTTTTTTCGCGTTCTGCGCTGCCTTTGTTTCCCACGCTGACTTTTACGTCTTTCGAGGTGCGCCCGCTCTCCGTTGAGATTTCCCCGGTGCAAGCAGCATATCCGGCCAAGTCAATGAAGTTATCCGCTTTATCGCCTCCGGTTGCGATGCGGCCGAGCTTGAACAGTGCCATCATTGCGCCGACGTCGGCTGCACCGAGCGGCTGCTCCATGCCGCGCGCGCAGAGGTAAACGCTCCAAAGCATGGAGATCGTGCGGAAATTATCCTCCGGCTCACCGTACTGCTGATTTCGGTCGGTGCAGACGCAGCGCTCTGCGGCTTTCAGGATTTCGGAACGGGTCAAAACGCGTCACCGTCCTTTACATCCTCGCCCGCCTTGAGCGCTTGCAGATTTGCAAGCACGCCGTCGTAGTCATCCGGGTACATTGCCCGAAGTACGGCACAAAGCTCGTCGTCGTCAAAGGCGAGCTTTGTACCGCTGTAGTTCAGCCGGGCGGCGTTGAAGATCGCGTCCGTCAGGATGCTGAGGCGGAGATCGTTGCGCGCGCCGTTGCGCGTGGCTTCAAGCAGTTCGTTTTCGTTCATTGTTATCTTTTCCTTTCTTGTGTTCCATAGAGTTCAAATGCTTCCCACTTATTTGCTATGCGCTTCATGTGCGCGCTGGCTGCCTGAATCGTAATTCCAAATGTGTCACCAATTTCTTTGAGCGTGTCGCCGCCAATGCGCATACGGACGAGTTCACGATCGCGCGCAGGAAGTGACCGCAGAAAGCGTTCTACATCCGCGCCGGTTTCGTCCAGCGACAGGCACGGCCTGTCTCGCAGCGGCACGACACCGCACATTTTCGCGTTACATTCTTTGTTCGGGTCAACCGCGTCAACGTCATCCATGTGCAGTACCGGTTTCCCTGAACGTTTCTTTTGTTTCGCGTAGCGCTGATTGAGATCGACCGCGCTGCGCATTTGGTACATTGCGTGCGTGGAGAATTTTCCTCGTGCCGGATCGTATGTAGCCGCGGCGCGTATCAGGCCTTCGGCGGCAACGCCGTACAATTCCTGTGGGTCGCTTCTAGATGCGTATTTCTTCAAGAAAAACCAGATCAATTTCTCGTTATCCGCCGCGAGCTGCTGCTGTTCCGGCGTAAGCGGCGCGAACGGTTTTCTGCGCATGGCTTTCACCCCCCTACAATGTCGATCCCATATTCCTCGCGCAGCACGCGGATCAGGTCGGGCGCAGAGACGTACCCGTCTCGCACGCTCTCCGACAGCGCCTCGACCTCGCGCCAGATGCGCTGGAGCTGCTCCGCGTCCATGCCCTCTTTGTCCAGCAGGGCCGTGAAAAAGATCGCCAGCGTCACGCGGCAGGCATCCGCCGTCGCCGTATCCTTTGCGCGCTGCACGTCTGCCATCGTTGCCGGTCTCCGGCGCGGGTTAATTCTCTTTGGCATCGTCGAGCACCCCCCTTGGCGGCTTTGGCAACGGCATCCAATACAACGGCGAATCATCGCAATACGTATACAGTCCGCAATCGGAATATGCGCACCAAAAGGTGATATGCTCGTCCATATCACACAAGAAGCCAACCGCCATGTTTATTTCGTTCCCGTTGTCAAACAGCATCAGAACATCTTCGTGAAATTCCGGCAGTCTGTTTTTGCACTTAACCCATCTTGCCATTGTCAAGGCCTCCGTCCATCCTCGCGCCGCAGTTGGGGCAGATAGGGTAGATGCCATTTTTATCCCACTGATAGTCTCTGTGCATTGCCTCCCCGTCGCATTCCGAACAGTCACAGCAATAATCACTGTTCTTCCAGTGTGGTTGAATCCACCGCCCATGCACCACCGGCGCAACGTCGGCGGCAGGCGCATCTATTACTTCGCCGCACATATCGTCCACCCAGCAAGCGCGGCACTTACATCCGTTGTGGTCTTTCCCTGCCTCTTTGCATGGTAAACAATATCGCTCTTCGATGTCTTTCAAAAACGCTTCGCGCTCGATGTATTCAGCCATTATCAGTCATCCTCCACATAGCACCAGCTTTGCGGTGCTTTAGTAGTCGCCACCGGAACCATGCAATTTTCATCATAGATACAGGCTGTGCTTTCGTACCCGCTTTTGCTGCATGATTTACATTTTTTCAAAGTATGAAATTCTGTTAGTTCCTTCGGCGTATCGTAGATTTTAAGGCCGGAGATGTGCCAGCCGTACAGCCACTTGCCGTCAGCGTAATTCTGGAAATCTTCCGGGTGCATACACGCACGGTCAAGGCCAAAATCGTTCCAGCGCGTGTAGTCCTCATGGCGGAACGAGAAAATCGTATCATCGTCATACTCGTCGATGCGGTCACAGGTAAACTCCCCGATGACTTTGCCGTGCTTTCCGCACGCTCCGAGCGCAACACCGCTCTGCGTGCAGTAGATGTAGCACTTAAAAGGCGTTCCCAGTTTCGGGCGCGTCTTTCGCACCTCAACCGTCTTTTCACCGCTGGCAATCTTTTCGCACCACTTTGGGCGGATGCTCAGCATGACAGCCTTACTCATCCTTCATCCCCTCCAATGCTTCCACCGCCTCCTCGCGGGTCAGGAATACGGTCTTACCGACATCACGCGCATCTATAACACCGCAACGTGATGTGTTCAACATAGTCCTCCCATTAAGTGTGCTTATATCTGTCACAGTAAAACTGCAAACTTGCTCATCCGGGTAATTGTAGAATGTCCAAAGCTCGTCTCCCGCCTTGCACGGCAGCACCACCTCGCGCCAACTTCCCTTGATGCCAAGCAGCTCTGTCTTATCGTGCATTGTCACCCTCCTTTTCGTACTCCGCCCTGTCGAGGGCTGTCGTTGCAACGGCATACGCGCTCCACTGATCGGCGCGGAAGCCGTAGAAAAAGTCCGGGTTTGCTTTCGTGCCCTTGCCGCTGCGGAAGTCATGCGACGCGAAGCGGTCAATCAGCGCGTGGCGGATGGTGGTATCGTTCGCGCGAGGACTGCCGCAGATATTGAGCTTCTCTTCCTTGCGCGTGACGATGTGGTACGGTACGCCGCGGTCGTCAAGCAGTTGCTTATAGCGCCCGATCCATTCGCACGTCTCAAACACGTCGCGCCCGACCGCCATGCCGTAAGATTCGATGATCTCGATCGCGGCAACAGCGAACGCGCCGCCGGACACAATGCCGGAGACGAGCGCGTTCTCGTCCTTCCCCCCATGCACCGGTGCGCGGGTGATCGTATCGACGATGCACCAGCCGGTCTCCCGGTTGCCGGGGTCAAGGGCCAGCATGGTCGGCATTCGCGGCACCTCCTTGCATTGCGGCGAGCATTCGCTCCACTTTGTCCAAGTCGTCCTTACCGGAGACCGGCGCGCGCTTCTCGCTCTCGGCCTTCACGCCGTCTTTCACAAGCCACTGCCGGATGACGGCGTAGTGGGATTTGTACCGTGCGCCTTTGCTAGTGATGTACAAGGACAGGCGCTCGATATATGTTCCGTAGTCGTTCGGGTAATCTCTCTGGAGCTTTGCCAGCTCTTCATCCGTGAGCATGACGTTGTGCATTTCTCCATAGGGCTTCTTTTCCGGAGGCTTTGCAGCGGCTTTTTGCGCCGGGCGCGCGGCTGGCTTTTCCACTCTGGCTGGTTCTGCGGCAGGCGGCGTCTGCGGGCGCTCGGAGTATGCCTTGTTTTCCTCCAGGCAGAGTGTTGCAAATTCTGCCTGATAGTTCGTCGGATGGTATCGGTCACTTTTGAGCGTGTTGTGCATGCGCCAGTGCCGGATGACAATGACGCCGGAATCAAAGACGATGATAAAGCGCTTTGCAAGGAGCAGCTTCAGATCGTCAGCCGCTGCGCCGACATAGTCCGTGATGCGCTTCGGATTGTTAATAAACCCGTCGTCATCCGCGCGCATATTGAGGTGAAAATACAGGGCCTGCGCGGAGAGCGGCATCTCCAGAAATGCATCACTGTCGATGAGCGAGCGCGCAAACATTCGCTTTTCTGCCATGGCGCGCCCCGGTTAGAACGGCAGGTCGGATTCGTCGTCCGGCAGTTCCTCAAACTTCGGATCATTCGTGAAGTCGTCCGCGACGACATCGACGCCGCGGACGACGCCGGGATAGGCGGCGGCAAGCTGCTCCACGCTGGCAGAAGAGACCGGGACGGACGCTTTGACAAAAGCGTCCGCACGCAGGCACTCTTCGGTGCGCGTCTCTCCGTTGCGCGTGGTATAGCTGTGCGTGGAGAGCTGGCCACAGATGATGACGGCATCGCCCTTTTTGAGCTGCGCGGCATTCATGGCAGCCTCATACCATACCTCGCAGCTAATCCATTCGGTCTGCTTGCTGCCGTCCGGCTGCACGGTGTCACGGGCTGGAATGCTAAACTTCGTCAGGGGCGAGTTTTTTTTGCCCACGTTGGAAAACTCTGCGTCGCGGGAGAGCCTCCCGGCGACGATGCAATCACCGGTTCTGGTGCGAATAATCATGGTTATTTACTTCCTTTCTTTTCGGTGCTACCGATGTGGACAAACACGCGTTTGTTCATGGTCGTGTTTCGGATGGATAGGTTCAGGATTTCGTGACGGTCGGAGCCGTCGTCATTTTTCACGTACTCGATCTTCTCGACCGCGAATCGGTCATAGCACTTGCGGCCGTTGGCAGTGTAGTTTCCTGCCGGGATCCAGATAAACGGTGCAGTATACAGCTCGCGGCCGATGCCCCAGTTGACGCACGCGCGCTTGAAGCTGTCGGACGCGAGGCCCTTTTCCGCCTCCGTGTTGGATTCCTTGCCGGTATCTTCCTTGCTGATCCACTGCCCTTTTTCGCTGTCCCAGATGGAGACGACGCAGTTGGCGTTATCGCGCCGGTGCTCTCGCTGCCAGTCCATTGCGCCGACCGTCTCGTCCAGAATGGTCATGTCGCAGCGGGCGTCTTTGTAGAGTAGGAGGACAAGGCCGTTATCCTTGACCTGCTGCACGCGGCATTCGATCTCGTCCGCGTACAAGCAACGGAATTTGTTCATGGTGTTTCGCCTCCTTCCGGCTCAAACTCCAGCGGGCAGTTGTACCCGATGGTGCGCGTGTCAAGCAGATACTCGCCGGTAAGGCGGCACTGCTTGCGGCTGTATGTTTCCAGACACGGGCAGTAATCACAGGCAATGTGCTCGTCGGCAAAGTAGATGCGTGCCCGGGCGAGGATATATCGCAGGGTTGCGCGGCCAGTCGTCATGGTGCTGCCCTCCGTTTTCTGGGGCGGCTCTGGCTGCGCTTCTGCCGCAGAACGGCGCGGCCGCGCTTGCTCTCGCACCACTGCGCGAATGTAATGTGCTTATCGCATCCAGGGCCGGGCAAGCATCCCCGCCGATGGCCGGTATCGAGGATGTACAAGCACACCCGTGCACCGGGTTCGCCCTTGCTATTGCTGCAGCCGGAGAGCACCTGATAGTGCGCACAGCTGCGGCAATAGCGGCTTTGCGGGATGCCGCCGCGAATGTAGGTGTCGCTTACAATGTCCATGCGTCTACCTCCTTCACGCATTCCGGGCAGCCGACGATTTTGCCCCATCGGTCACGCAGCAGCTTGTCCGTCTCCGAATAGCACACCGGGCAGCGCGGGCAGGTGTACGCCGGGGGGTCAACCGGCGGTTCGATCGTCAGTTTCGACATTCCGCACCCCCATACTCCGGCCACACTGCGCGGATCTTATCTTCGTTCGCGGTTGTGATTCCGTTCGCCCAGCAGTTTGCTGTTGATACAGACACACCAAGCATTTTTGCCGCTGCCGTCTGCGTGATACCGTTTTCCCGCAAAAACGCGCCGAAAGCGGTGTCACGCGATTTTCTGCGCCGTCTGTCGCTGTAGTACGCAGACAGCTTTTCGTAGTTCGCCGCGCGGTATTTGCGCATATATGCATTGCTCGCTTCGCGGTTATTGCGCTTGTTTTGCAGGATGCGGTCGCGGTGCTGCGCGTAGTACGCCCGATTGTATGCGTTATGTATATGGCGCTGTTCTTCCGTCATCATGCCACCCCCAGCGCCGCGAAGATCACGTGAAACAGCCATCCCATCAAGCATCCTCCCGCGAGGAAGCTCGCACAGACGATGCCGTCCTCGATGCCCCAGACGATGTAGCGGCGCGCCTTTGCCCGCGCGCGCGGGTCGCCGAATACCTTCATGCTGCCCCTCCGTTTCTGCGCTTGGCCAGCGCCTTTCCGTACAAGCCGCATTCTTCCAGCGGAACCTCCCGAATCACTTTGCAAGACGGGGCGCGAACTTTGCCGGAGCCGCATTTCGGCACAACAACCGTGCTCATGTCCGCTTCGACTTCGAGGATTGCGAGATCAGTCCAGCAGTTTCCGTATGCCAGACACCAGTCGAGATAGGCCATATGGATACCGCGCCCGCAATCTTCGTTCGGGTCAGTGCAAAAGCCGTCTGCCGCAACTGATTCCCCGATTGTATACACAAAATCTGCATCCCAGTCCGAGTGGTACACACCGTCGTGCTTCCGCACCGCTTTAAACAGTTTCGCTTTGCCGTTGCTGTTCTCAATGCCGTAAAAATCGACATATTCGTCAATGGTGTGCGGATCGTGCACAACGCGCGCATTACTGGATGCGTTAATTTTAGATGCATCGCTCTTTTGATTGATTTGGCTGTTCCCCCACGCCACGACAGAGCTGTTCCCCCGCGCCTCGACAGAGCTGTTCCCCCGCGCCTCGACAGAGCTGTTCTCCCACGCCACGACAGAGCTGTTCTCCAACGCCTCGACAGAGCTGTTCCCCCACGCCACGACAGAGCTGTTCTCCCACGCCACGACATAGCTGTTCTCCCACGCCTCGACAGAGCTGTTCCCCCACGCCACGACAGAGCTGTTCTCCAACGCCACGACAGAGCTGTTCCCCCGCGCCTCGACAGAGCTGTTCCCCCACGCCTCGACGGAGGCAAAATCATATTTCCGCCTTACGATAGCCTTATCATACGGCGTGCCGAACTTGATGTAGATTCTTCCATGATAGTCGTGCGGCAGATTGTCAAGCTGCTGCTGCGACGTGACTGTGATTTCGTTCATGTTGTTTCCCCTTTCTCACCGTTTACTGATACCTGATCGCCGCGCGGAGGTCGGCGATCGGAATGTCAAGCCCTCGCCCGAGCGTGAGCAGGTCGCCGACTGGCATGCGGTCGATGTCCCGCAGGCGCTTCGACGCCGTCTCGCGGCAGCAGCCGAGCAGATCCTCCGGCTTCGTTCCGTGCATCCGGAGCTGCCCATAAAGCAGCGCCTGCAGTTGGTCATAGCGGCTGGCGCGTTTTTTCAATTTCGGCATGGGTCACGCCTCCTCCGAGCTACACAACATCTCGTCAAGGTTGTCCATCGTCACGCCGAGGGCGGCAAGCTCACGGCCTTTCTTCTGGTAGTAGCGGAGCTGGTACAGATACTGCTTGCGGCGGGTACGCGCGTACTCGTAGCGCTTGGCGAGCCGGACATACTCGTCCGCTCTCAGATGCGCGATCTCCGCCTCAATGGCGGCGTCCGCTTCGTTTGTTGCGACGGTGCGTTCTTTCTCCATGAGGATTCTCCTTTGTCAAAAATTCGTTTCTGGGATGTGCGCCGCGGCGCTCGCGCCCGCGCGCAACCCCCTAGCCTTAACTAAACCTCTTCTTGCCTTTTCTAAACCTTTACTAAACCTCTTCTACTCTATACTGCGGTTCCATTCTGGTTCCACGGGCGAGCAGACGGGCTCCGGCAAGGGCAAGAAGGGCGGAGACGGCAAATAAAGCCGCCTCACGCGCCTTTGCGCTCCAGCGCCATCGCCAAACCTTCCGTAAAGGCACAGAGCTGCGCTTTCTGCATGTCGTCCATGTTCTGCATCACGGCCGCCAGCCGCTTGATGGTTTTCTGCTCGTTCTTCGTCAGCATGGGATCACTTCCTTTCCGTTGCGTTGCTCCGCGTCGTCGGACACGGGTGGTTGTGTTTTCTGTACAAATCTGTTGTATTGTGGTATTGTTTGTGCGGTGGTGATAAATTTGAAAAAGCGGTTTCTTGCGTTTGTGCTTGCGTTTTTGCTCCTGCTCTCTCCTGCTGTGCTGGCACACAGCGGGAAGACAGACGCAAACGGCGGGCACTATGACCGGGCAACTGGGGAATACCACTACCACCACGGTTATCCGGCACATCAGCACTACGACATGGACGGCGACGGGGTTGTTGACTGCCCGTACAACTTTGACGACCAGACCGGCCGCAACAGCGGCGGAAGCTCCAGCGGGTCAAAGAAATCAAGCGGCCAGAGCACATATGTGACACCAACGCCGACACCGAAGAAAAAGGGCGTCGCCGTTCCGCCTATGCTTATACTTGGCATCTGCGCGATTCCTATCGGCGCGACGGTGCTCATCGTGATATGTGCGCCGATTTATGCACTCGTTGACCGGGCCGTGAAAAAGCGGCAGGAGAAAAAGGAAAAGGCGGAATGCACCGCTTTGTACACGGGGAAAGCAATCACCGATCTGGTAGACATTCCGCCCGGCTCTTCGATTGGCGTCGACGGGCTGCCGCACTCTGGCGGTGGTGGCAAATGGGGCGCGCTGTATACGTTTTATGTAACGGAAACGGGGAAAACGTATCATCGCAAATACGGATGCAGCCACGCCAGATTGGCCAGGAACGCTTACAACATCCGGGCAGATACCCGGCTTCGCCCCTGCCGAAGATGTAAACCAGAACTACCGGATACGGAATGGGTGGCGCGGTATCAGGAAGTCAAGCGCAACGCGGACAGGTTTGGTATTCATGTTGATGGGCTGTAGATGCTGCGGAACTTGTTTCTGTGAGTATTATACTTCTCAAAAACAAGCTTGTCAATGTTTTTTGGTGTTTTTGCGAATTTTTTTGTTTCTGTGAAAGTGTTCTGTTGACATTGAGAAGATCGCGGATTATAATTTGCATTGCAGAAAGGCGGTGAAACAATGAACACCCGTATCAAGAAGCTGCGCAGGGAGCTTGATATGACGCAGGAGAAGTTCGGCGCCGAAATTGGCGTGAAGGGAAATACGGTCGCGCAATGGGAATCCGGAAGAAATGACCCGCCCGATTCCTCTATCGTCTCCATCTGCCGCGAGTTCCATGTCGATGAACATTGGCTGCGTACCGGTGACGGCAAGATGTTTACGGCGACCACGCGCGACGAAGAGATTATGGACTTCGTCGGCCGAGCGACCATCGGCGATGGCGACGACTTTAAGCGCCGGTTCCTTCTGGCGCTGGCGAGGCTACCGGAGGAACGGTGGGCCGACATCGAGGACTTCGCCCGGCAGATCACCGCAGAAAACAACGAAGAGGAGCAGGACTGAGTTCCTGCTCCTCTTCGTTGCTATTCTGTTTTTCTTTACGCTGCGCGCAGCAGTGCCAGCGTCAGCCGCAGCTTTTGTTCGCTTGCTTCATCCAGCAGCCGCTCGATCTCCGCCCGTAAGTACGCCGTCCATTGCTCATCTGTCATGGTTCTCCCTCCATAGTTCTTCTACTGTCGCGTCCAGCGCCCGCGCGATCCGCATCGCAAGGTATACGTTGGGCGCGCTTTCTCCGCGTTCGATTGCCCCTAGTGTGCTATGGCTGCACCCCACTTTCTGCGCAAGCCAGCGCTGACTTACGCCCTTGTATAATCTATAGTAACGTACGTTGTTCCGCATATTGGCACTACCTTACCACATTTTTGCGGCTGCGTGTCGTTTTTGGCCGGTATTCCGGCCGGAAAATTTCCGTTTTCGGGGATTTTGTTGCAGAAAGCGGAAAGCTGTGCTATCTTGATGGTGCAAGCCGCTTGCGGTATTGTGTCACAGGCGGAAAACAATATGCAAAAAGGGGGAAGCGTTGTGAATTATCAGAATGCCACACCAGAAATACAGCGCAAGCGGGTGCCAAGGAAGGCGGTAATTGTTTTGCTGGCAGCCGTGTGCATTGCTCTGGCCGCGCTGCTAGCCCTGCAAACAATGCGGCTGCAGCGGGAGCGGGAGCGGTTTGCCGCCGCCGAGGCAACGGTTGACCGGGCGCAGGAATTGCTTGACCTTGCGGACAGCGATTTAGAGCACTATTGTGCGACGGCCCGGGAATACTACGCGGAAAAGAATCATCCTGTTTTTACAGAAATTGAGCCACAGGACTATTCCGAGATGTTTGCCGCATATCGAGAATGGCACCCGGTGCCGGACGCGCTGATAGGCGGTGATAACACGCGATGA